ATTAGCAACCGAAGGCGGCTTGCATCGGAGAATTGTCGAAATGCTAAAGAAGAAACCAAAAAATGCATTTCGACGCGTCTCTTACGCAATCTATGAGACACCGCTATCAGATTTTGGGTTTTGCGTTGCCCACACTAACGCAATACAAAAACAAAAAAACCTTGACTCAGAAGAGTAAGGGTGATATACTTTATTCACAAAAGGAGAAATTGAATAATGTCAATTGATATGGAGCTTATGCGTCGCAAGCTCGCAACTTTACGCGGCGAAAATAAAGGCGATAGTACTTCTGTCTGGTTCAAGCCAGATGAGGGAGATACTGATATTCGGATCATTCCTACTAGCGATGGAGATCCGTTGAAGGAAATGTTCTTTCACTACAACGTTGGAGATCATAGGGGTGGAATTCTCTGTCCCAAGCGAAACTTTGGAGAGCATTGTCCTATTTGCGAATTCGCTTCCTCGCTATGGCGAGAAGGAAGCGACAACAACGACGAGGAAAGCAAGAAGCTGGCAAAGTCACTCTTTGTACGCACGCGCTATTTCAGCCCCGTAGTTGTGCGTGGACGAGAAGACGAAGGTATTAAGGTATACGGCTACGGTAAGACCGCATATGAACTCCTTCTCGGCTACATTCTTGATCCTGAGTACGGTGATGTTACGGATATTAAGGAAGGTACTGATATTACTCTTACTTATACGAAACCCACCAAGCCAGGAGCATACCCCCAAACAAGTCTGAAGATGCGTCGAAATACGTCTCCCTTATTGGAAGATACTGAAGCGACACCCGCCCTCCTTGATCGCATGCCTGACTTTGATTCTCTCTTTGAGCGTCTTAGTTCGGCTCAGGTCGACGCAATTCTTGATGAGCAATTGGCCGGCGATGATAGTGCCGAGAGCCGATCATCGGAAACCACTAAGTATGCTGGCACGCAAACTAGTGATGTAGACCGCGCCTTCGATGAACTGATGAGCGGTTAGGACCCAGACTTGGCCCGCTGGCAGACCGGGAAAAGTCTGCCTCATTTTTAAATAGTTCTTGACAGCACAAAATACAGTTGCTATACTAAGAATATCCTAAGTGGTCGGGATTAAAATAGACCACAACTCTCCAGATGGAGAACTGACAACGAACCTCGCCTTATAGAAAAGGTAGATGAGGTTAGGTGCAAATTATAAACAAAAGGAGAAATAAAATGCATACGTTACAACTATATACTCGCTGTGATGGCGACATGCCCCTGGCTCTAATTACGGTACCAAACCAAGAGGGCGACGATGCTCGACTTGGATATGGATACGTTAAAGTAGTAGAAGATAGCGACATCTTCAGAGTTAAGAACGGCACCAATCCCCGCGCGCTAAATACGCAATCTCCCAAGGTGAAAGCTATTCGCAAGACCCTGGAGACGATGCCGGGCTTCGCTGTTTATAACGGCGGAATTTGTATTGTGGTAGATGATGATAGTCTCAAGTACGATCCAGAGACTGAAACTATTTCATTCACCTGTACTGATCCGGATTCGGGACACTATGACGGTCAACACACGCGTGAAGCGCTCTTGCAGAGTGCTCCAAGTGCTGATGATCAGCAGTTTGCGTTAATGGTAGTGGAAAGTCGTTTTTTCACCACACCAACGGAAATTCGTCGTGCAGCTGAAACGTGGAACTCTCGTGCCACGCAGAAAGCGCATAGTGAACAGAACCAGCGCGGCGCTTATAACAACCTCAAGAGCTACTTGAGCACGTCACACGAAGCCAACATCGGCTGGCGTGAAAATGAGCGCAACGCAAAGGGACTTCTCATCGAGAAGGAGTGTCGTATCGACCGAGTAGCAGCATTGTTGTATACATGTATCCCCGTACTCCGTAGTACCAACTTAGATACAGGCGATACAATGTATGGTATTCTTCGTTCTGGTTTTGGTTCAACCAAGATCTTCGAAGATGCTAAGAAGTCAGCCGACTTTGCCAAGTTGTTTGGACACGCTAACTTCGTGCTAAGTTTGAATGACTATATTCAGACTACGCTGAAGAGCGCCTATGCAACTAGCGCCCCAACCAACGCCAGCTTTGATGATTTGGCAATCGTTCGTAAGAGCGGGAAGCCCGACATGAAGAAGCCGGTGACAGAACGCAAGTTCTTGGCCCAGATGCTATTCAATGCAGAACGCGTCGAGGCCGGCCTACGTCCGGAGTACATTCAGCCTATTATGTATGGCATGATGAAAAACGTACTTAAGAAGGATCGCAACACTGGAGCGATTATCATCGGGCACGGGTACACCGAAGCAGATGTGAAGTCCATTTGGCACCACGCTGCCTATGGCGTCCTTACTATGTTGAACGATAACTTCGACAAGTACTTCTCTAGTCGATTTAACTCTCGACATGCGGAGTTTGGATGCTGGTCAACTCTCTGGGATGAATGTTATAACGTCATCGAAGAGGTTATTGATAGTGGTGTATGGCGCGCCAATGCAGCGGCTGCTAAGTAGAGATGGTTATGAAGACACCATTACGTTACCCAGGCGGTAAGTCTCGTGCAGTGAAGGTGATCTTACCTCTCATACCCGAAGATTGCGGGGAGCTTTGCTCCCCCTTTCTAGGGGGCGGTTCCATTGAAATTGCCGCAGCTGAGCGCGGAATGACAGTGCACGGTTATGATATATTTACGCCGTTGGTGTGGTTTTGGGAAGAGATCCTCACGCGCCCACAGAAAGTCTCTAACAAGGCACGGAGCTATAGTGAGGATGTGGCTGCTTATACACCAATTGAATCTTGGGTTCAACGGTGGAACCATTTCGCGAATACAAAAACCTGTATTGATAAGTGCCGCATTCACAATGCAGATCGCGAAGCGCTGTGCAACGATCATCATAAGCTAGAACAGCTGATTCAAAACGAACTAATTGGAATTTCCGAGAAGACATTTAAGGAATGTCAGGCTTTTCTCAAGTCTCTCTTGGGTACGACCGGCAAATCTACTATTGATAAAGCCGCTCGATTTTTTGTTGTTAACAAAGCGGGACGGTCGGGCGCCACCTTGAGCGGCGGCTATTCATGGCGGGCCTCGTGGGATCGTTATAATGAATCATCCCTCCAGAAGATAGCCTCGTTTAAACTAGATAAATTCAATGTCGGCCGGGAAGACTTTGAGAAGTCGATTAAGAAACACCCAGACGCGTTCCTCTATCTCGATCCTCCATACCATCTGGAGAAGAAGAAGAACAAGCTGTATGGCAAGAACGGAAGTCTTCATGATGGCTTCGATCATGTAAGGTTATATCAGACGATAAAATCAGTTGACAATCCGTTCATCATGTCCTATAATCAGAGTAACTTCATTAGAACGCTCTATGAAGAGATCGGGGCAACTTGCATCAATCTACAGGATGCGTGGGCATATGGGATGAATGATTCCAAGAAGTCCAACGAAATGATTGTCACTAATTTGCCAGCGGAACAGATTAGAGCAAAGATAGAAGAGATACTACACAAAGAAAAAGGAGAACAAAATGGCGAAAGCAAAGAAAGCCAAGGCGGGACGAGTATCGATGCAGGATCTGATGGGTCTTGTGAACAAGAAAGCGGGACGAAACGTTGCGCATGATTTGACCGGAGATAATCCTACTTCCGTTAAAGAATGGATTCCCACAGGCTCTCGTTGGCTTGATTCGATCATCTGTAAAGGTCGAGTTGCCGGCATTCCGGTGGGTAAGGTGACCGAGATTGCCGGACTAGAATCAACTGGCAAATCTTATATGGCCGCGCAGATTGCAGCAAACGCTCAAAAACAAGGTAAATTGATTGTATATTTTGACTCTGAGTCAGCAATCGATCCTTCTTTTCTAGAGCGTACAGGCTGTAATTTGGAGCGTTTAATGTACGTTCAGGCTAGCTCTGTCGAGTTTGTTTTGGAAACCATTGAAGAATTGCTAGGGGCGACTGATGATCAGTTGGTATTCATCTGGGATTCTCTGGCGTTCACTCCCTCTATTTCAGACGTGGAAGGGGATTTTAATCCCCAATCCTCCATGGCGGTGAAGGCGCGCATTCTCGCGAAAGGAATGTCAAAGCTGACTATTCCCCTCGCAAATAAGCAGGCGACTTTGTTGGTGCTTAACCAGCTTAAAACTAATATTCCCCAAGGTCCGAATGCGAGAGTGGTAGCGATGACTACTCCCTATATTACCCCCGGCGGCAAAGCCATGCATTATTCTTATTCATTGAGAATTTGGCTCACGGGCCGAAAGGCAAAGTCTTCATTCGTGACGGATGAAAAGGGATTCCGTATTGGTTCCGAGGTTAAAGTAAAACTAGAGAAATCTCGTTTCGGCAGTCAGGGTCGATCGTGCGCATTCCGTATCCTCTGGGGTACTGAAGATATCGGAATTCGCGACGAAGAAAGTTGGTTTGACGCAATCAAGGGGTGCGATAGTCTTACGTCCGCTGGAGCGTGGTATACCCTGTCCACATCTGATGGCTATGTTAAGAAATTTCAACCTTCGAAGTGGACTGAATTAATTCTCAATGATAGTGAATTTAAAGAGCAGGTTGTGCGTCTAATGAATGAAGAGATTGTACAGAAGTTCGATAAACGCGAAGGAAGTGCAGACTCTTATTATGCAGAACCTGCAGACTTAACAGTACCACAAAAGGAGAAGTGATGACTTCATTGATTACAACATTACTATTAGCTACGCAGCTGAACGTTGCAGAGGCACATAAGACCCAACGGGCTCATACACATGCGCGCGCACACACCCACCACTCACCTCAAGACCGGCGACATGCGCACGTAAGACACAGACATCATTCTTATAATGTAGCCCGACCGGCGCGCCCAGCACGTGCACAAACTGGACATTCGGTCTATTTTTATCGTGGACATTGGGTGATGCAGCACCATAGACCCCACCTGATGTGGAGGTGGAATCATCACCGAAACAAATGGGTAATCGTCTTCCGATTCTAAAAAAGTGCTTGACGTAGCCCCCTCAATAAGTTATAATGTATTATGACTTGAGGGGGTTATTTATATATGAAAAGACTATTAATTATCGATGCGTTGAACGCATACTTGAGGGCCTATATTGTTGATCCGAGCCTGTCAACTAACGGACAGCCGATCGGAGGACTTAAGGGGTTCATTAAGATTTTGCAGAAACTTATGCGGGACACCAATCCTGATCAGGTTATTGTTGTGTGGGACGGACCCAATGGATCCCAAAAGCGCAAGAGCATGGATAAGAACTACAAAGCTGGAAGAAAGCCCATTAGACTAAATCGCGCTTTCCATAATCTCACTGAAGATGAAGAACTGCACAATAAAATATGGCAACAAGGGCGCGTTATTGAGTATTTAAATAACATGCCCATCGTGCAATTTATGATGCCCGAGATTGAAGCAGATGATGTAATCGCTTATATTACCACAATGGAATATTATAGCGGCTGGCAAAAGATCATTGTTTCTAACGATAAAGACTTTATGCAAGTTTGCAATGAAGAGACTATTCTCTTACGCCCCACAGCAAAGGAACTACTTAACGTTAGTCGCATTGTTGAGAATACGGGCGTTCATCCCACCAACATGGCTCTGGCTCGGGCTATTATCGGAGATACTTCTGATAACCTTCCGGGAGTCAAGGGTGCCGGTTTTAAAACGGTACAAAATCGCCTATCTTTCCTTAAAGAAGAAAAGAGCTATACTATTGACGAAGTGATTGAATATTGTACGCAAGCTGATAGTAAGTTGAAATTTTATTCTAATGTGGCCGAGAATGAAGAACTCATTGCCCACAACTATAAAATGATGCAATTGTATGCGCCCCAAATGTCAGTACAATCAAAGATCCATGTTAAAGAATCTATAGAAAATTTTGAATGTGATTTTAACAAAACTGAGGTAATAGGAATGATGCGCAATGATGGATTTGGAGAGTTAAATTGGGAAGATTTGCGCACTATCCTCAACCGTATTAGTAGGGAGTGTATTGACAATGAAAGCTGAGAAATATTATTGGTTGATTGACTTTCCGCCCGAGTGTGTTATAGTTAATATACAACTTCCAGAGAGGTGGTAGATGCACGCAGAGAATGTAAATTTTGGGAGGTATGGAAAAGCCTTCCAAGAGGGATTAGTGCAATTAATTTTTGAAGATAGAACTTTTGCCGATCAGATCACGGAAGTGCTTGATATTAGTTTTTTAGAGTTGGAATATTTGCGCGTTTTTGTGACAAAAGTCGTTACTTATAGAGCTAAATATGGGCGCCATCCATCCGTAGAGGTGATGATCCCTATGTTGCGGACCGAGTTAGATAGTGAAGAAGAAGTAGTTCAACGCCAAGTAAGGGATTATTTTGGACGCATTCATACACGTGATATCTCGGAGAGCGCTTATATTAAAGAGACTGCGCTCGATTTTTGTCGAAAACAAAATCTAAAAGAAGCGATGTTACAGTCAGTGGGACTGTTGCAGTCGTCGTCTTTTGATGAAATTTCTAAAGTTATCAATGATGCTTTAAAGTTGGGATCGGAGAATAACTTTGGGTATGATTATATGGCTGATTTTGATGCTCGCTTCGCTCCTAAACATCGTCGCCCTGTTACGACAGGGTGGAAAGATATTGATGCTATTGTGGGAGGAGGATTAGGAAAGAGCGAGTTGGGAGTTGTGATCGCCCCGACAGGCGCGGGCAAGAGTATGGTGCTAGTTCACCTAGGTGCTGCCGCCCTGCGAGAGGGCAAGACGGTGGTTCAATATACACTAGAGTTGCAGGATACGGTGATTGCCAATCGCTACGATAGCTGTATCACAGGATATCCACTTTCGGATATCAAGACTTTTAAACAAGAAATCTATGAAGAGATTAAAGACTTTGATGGCAATCTAATTATCAAGGAGTATCCTACCAAATCAGCGTCCACGAATACTATCCGGGCCCACCTCGGTCGTTTAGTCAAACGCGGAATTAAGCCGGGTATGATTATCGTGGATTATGCAGATCTGCTTAAGCCGGTAACGGTCCGAAAAGAGAAGCGCAACGAATTGGAATCTATATATGAAGAATTGCGCGCATTGTCGACGGAATTTCAGTGCCCAATTTGGACTGCCTCCCAGACAAATCGATCGGGATTGAGCGCGGAGGTGATCACCATGGAACAAATTTCAGAAGCTTTTAATAAATGTTTTGTGGCTGATTTTATTTTTTCAGTCTCTCGTACCATCGAAGACAAACAGAACAATCAAGGCAAAATCTTTATTGCTAAAAATAGAAATGGTCCCGATGGGATGATTTATCCTATCTTCATGGATACGTCTAATGTTAACATTAAGATTTTGCCCAAAGCCCCCAATGCTGGATCACCTAACGCGTCAGCAATCGTTACATCACCGGTTTCTCTTGATCCTAAAGCTCAACAACGATTGCTGTCCCAAAAGTACTCTAAATTAAGAAGGAAATAACACATGAGAACAATTGAAAATATTCGACGTTTTAGACTATCTGATACCTTTATTGAACCTTACAAAGAGATGGATCCACCATGGGGACCTCTTGGTTACATTACCTTTAAGCGTACCTACGCGCGCCGCTTAAATGAATTCGATGCGGAGGCCTCGGGTTCCGAAGAATGGTGGCAGACATGTCGTCGAGTAATTGAAGGAATGTTCAATATGCAGAAACAGCACGTTTTTTTATTGGGACTAGAGTGGAACGATGGCAAAGCACAAAAGACGGCAAAAGAAGCCTACGATCGATTGTTCGAATTGAAGTGGACCCCTCCCGGCCGCGGATTGTGGATGATGGGCACTAAATTTATTGAAGAAAGAACAGCGGCTGGACTTTTTAATTGTGCTTTTAGATCTACTCGGGATTTATCCACCAAGGGGGGATATCTTTTTGCATGGATGATGGATGCCTTAATGTTGGGAATTGGAGTGGGCTTTGATACGGAGGGCGCCGGCTCGCTCAACATCGAAGAACCACAATACACAAACGATGTCTTGGTGATCGATGATTCCCGGGAAGGGTGGGTGGACTCGGTGCACCTTCTGCTCGATGGCTTCTTTTTTGGTGGCAAAGTTCCTAAATTTGATTATTCCGCCATCCGCCCTGAAGGTGCTCCCATCGGAGGATTCGGAGGAACATCGAGTGGGTACGGACCTCTTAAAGAGTTGCATGATAATTTGCACGAAATGTATTCTAGAAAACTGGGAGAGCCCATTACGAGTGTAGATATTGTGGATACTGAAAATTTGATTGGACGATGTGTGGTGTCGGGAAATGTACGGCGCTCGGCCGCACTCGCCATGGGAGCATATGATGACTTCCGCTATCTGGAAATGAAAAATGATTCAGAAAAATTGATGCATCATCGCTGGGGATCGAATAACTCCTTTAACGCCCAAGTGGGCATGGATTATACATGGCACGCCCAACAAAGTCAACGCAATGGGGAGCCGGGTTATATTTGGCTTGACAATGCCCGCACCCGCGGCCGCTTTAAAGATGGATTGCGCTATGACGATGTTAATGTAGCGGGCTTTAATCCCTGCGTAGAGCAGCAATTAGAAGATGCCGAATTGTGTTGTTTGGTGGAGACATTTCCAGCTAAGCATGAAAACTTAGAAGATTACCTCCGAACTCTAAAGATCGCATATCTTTATGGAAAAACCATTACGCTGTCTAACACACACTGGCCCGAGACCAATGCGAAAATGCTCAAGAATCGAAGAATTGGGCTTTCCCAATCAGGCGTAGTTCAAGCATTTAGTAAATTTGGGAGGCGCAAGGTGTATGAATGGTGCGATAAAGCGTATGAATATGTATCTCAATTGGATGAAGAATATTCCAACTGGTTGTGTATTCCCAAATCGATTCGCACGACCTCTATTAAGCCTTCGGGCACTGTGTCACTACTGAACGGTTCGACGCCGGGGATTCATTTTCCCGAGAGTGAATACTACATTAGACGGATCAGATTTGGCAAAGATTCTCGTGTGCTTCCTACCCTTAAGGAGTGCGGCTATCGCATGGAGGATGACAAATATACTCCTAATACCATAGTAGTAGAGTTCCCTATTCACGAACCTTATTTTACAAAAGGTAAAAAAGATGTTAGTATATGGGAGCAATTAGAGATTGCGGCGCAATATCAACATTATTGGGCAGATAATTCGGTTTCTGTAACAGTTACTTTCAACTCCCAGGAAGCCTCACAGATCAAATCAGCCTTAGAAATGTACGAGACGCGTCTTAAAGCGGTATCTTTTTTGAAATATGAAGAGACTGGTTATGTGCAGGCTCCCTATGAGCCTATCAGCGCTGATCAGTATGCCGAAATGAGCAAAAATTTAAAGCCTGTAACCCATCTGATCCAGGAGATTGAAGAAGCTTCGGGCACCAAATTTTGTACCAACGATAACTGCACAATATGAGGTAGAAATGTTTAAACCAGTTAACCGATATATTCAAATAGATATTCCCAAACCAAAACCCCCGGCACCAAGCAGTCTTCTGCTGCCCGATGACTATAAGCCGGCAGAAGAAATGCATATCACAGCTCAAGTAATTGCTTATGCGCCAGATGTGAGATTTAAGGATCAGCTTGTAATGTGTGGACAAGGAGCCTCCGTGATCGTCGACAAATCGATGATTGAAGAAATTACTATAAATAATAGTAAAATAAACGTTGTTCTTGATAATTATGTTGTGGGGATTATTAAATAAACGGGAACAACGTACGATGCCAATAGACAAGAATTTTTATAATGAGTCGTCAGCCGCCAAGCTTGGATGGGAACCAAGTTGGTTTGGTGAAAAGTATTTTGATGATAAATTAACAAGAGCCATTAAGAAGTGGCAAAAGGAGAAAGGATTATCGGCCGATGGGCTGTGTGGTCCCGCAACCTTTCGTCGCTTATGGACAGAAAGACAAGCAGATATCGACGATTATCAGCCTGCAAGCTGTCATTACTCAAACTATATTGTTTACCAGGGGAACTTTACACCCATTGAGTGGGATAAGGTGGTGCTCTGGTCTGAGGAGGGAGGATTAGAGGCTAAGCCTGGAACGTATTATGATTATTCTGGGCGCCCTAAACGCAACATTCGCCTCTTCGTTAACCATTGGGACGTGTGCCTGTCATCCCGTTCTTGCCAGCGTGTGCTCGACAAGCGCGGGATATCGGTACACTTCTTGATTGATAATGACGGTACAATCTATCAAACCCTCGACATGCAGCACGGTGGATGGCACGCAGGCTCTGAGCGTGTGAACCGGGCATCGGTTGGTGTCGAGATCAGCAACGCATACTATACCAAGTATCAAGACTGGTATGAGAGAAATGGTTTCGGACCCCGACCGCTTGTGGATGATGCATGGGTTCATGGTACCAAACTCAAAGAACACATGGATTTTTATCCTGTTCAGATCGAAGCGCTGAAGGCTCTTTGGAAAGCAATACATAAGTCGGCTGAGATTCCATACGAAGCGCCGAAGAGCCAGTTCGGCACTACCTCCACAAAGTATGAGCAAGATGTTAAGTATGGCGCATTCTCTGGTTTCATTAGCCACTATCACGTGAGCAAGAATAAGATTGATTGTGCCGGTTTAGATATTGTTAAGCTTTTAGAAGAAGTGAAGGATGATTGACTCTTCAGTATGATAAAGTGGTGATTGGGGGTGATCTGCCTTCCGTGTTATATGCGTTTATCAACGAGTTGCCTTTGATCGCAAACGGGTATTATCCTCCCTTTCGTTTTGATTATTTGGATCCGGCCGCCGATGTGGGGTGCGTTAAACTTACTAGAGCGGTTCGACCCTCTGTGACTACTCATAGTGGACTTAAAGTTGAAGGCTGCCCAAAAATTCTATTGTGGGAGCGCCTACTCTTTTTAATGAATTTGCGAGGTCAGGTACCCCTGCCGAAGAGTTGCGACGGCCTGCGTTCGGACGACGATCGGCTTTTGTGTTATAATTCGTATGCGAAAATAGCGGAAATTCAGTTTGAAGATGCGGTGGTAATTATTCCCCCCCCTTCCCTTGAAAAAAAACCATATGTATGTTATGATTGGGTTGCATTTAATCGCGGCGGCAAGCATGAGATTGATTATATCGAAACGCAAGATGATTTTGTCCATCAAATCTGGTTTTATCCTTCGGATAGGATCGATGGGAACACGGGCGTTAAAGATGCGTGTCTGGTCTCCCACTTGACAGCGGAAGAGGTGGAGTCGTTTGATTATTCAGAGACGATGGCTCGCTTTAAAATGCTTCATGAAATGAAAAATCGAGGAATGAGAGGATTATACAATGGTTTATCACCCACAGGAAAGCCCAAGTACTATAAGTTCAAAACTTCTTTTATTGGTCGGGAACGAATTGAGAAATCATCTCGCACATTCGCACCCCAAAAGAAGAATATTCAACATAAAGTGGCGCGAGAGGAAGATTTACTCAAAGATTTGGCGTCGGCTTGTGTGGGATACGATAGATTTTTAAAGTATTTATGACTCAAGCTTCGCACATCGCTGGTATTATACCGGTTGCAAATTTGAATCATGACTTTGACGGTCCCATTTCTCCGTTGTTAATGCCAGTGGCGCGAGGATATACTGCTATTCAAAAGTCGGTGTTTGAGTGCGCGATCGCGGGATGTCGCAC